AGTGGTGTATGTGGATAGTGAGGAAGTTAATGGCTATGATGCTTTTTTTGCAATTGATAAAAACCCAAACACTTTTTGGCATACTGCATGGAGGCAATCTAAACCTCCTTTTCCGCACGAAATTCAAATTGACTTGGGTGGAGCGCAAACAATAAAAGGATTTACCTATCTGCCTCGTCAAGACGCTTGGCTAAACGGTACGCTTGGACAATACGAGTTTTATGCGTCCGTTAGCCGATTAGACAGAGGACTTGCAGTTGCCAGCGGAACATTTGCAGTTGACCGTACATTAAAAACAGTTTATTTTCCTGCTGTTATGGCGAGGTATGTTATCTTAAAAGGTCTTAGCGATCCAACTAGCGGTACACAGATGGCCGCGGCTGAAATAGCTGTGATAACTGATATGGTTAGTTTGCCTAAGCCTAACGGACCAAAGAATTTGTATCTTAAAAACATAACACGCTTGCGATGAATAGAGAAGAAATTAATACACTAGTTGTAAGTGATATACATTTAGGAACAAGTGTCTCGCAGAAAGATAAGTTTCTAAATGTCCTTGATCTTAATTTTAAAACTCTAATTATCAATGGAGATCTTTTTGATAATTATAGTTTTCATCGGTATGATAAAAAAGATTGGAAGATTTTATCAAAGATAAGAAAGCTAACCAAGACCCACAGTGTTGTTCTTGTACACGGAAACCATGATGAAGATTGTGAGTTTATTACTGGAGTTACAGGAATGCATTTTGTTGAGAACCATAGCATGGTGATAAACAACAGAAGTTTTTATTTAGAGCACGGTCATCAATATGATAGGTGGACCAGCGAGCGTCCGTTAGCCACTTGGTTCTTTACCGGCTTATATTACTGGTTTCAAAAGTTTGATCCTTCGCACACTCTTACGCGACACATTAAAAGACTATCCAAATCGTGGATAAGAGCTAAAGATATTGTTCGTTCAAAGTTTGTCTTGAAGCATCAAAAAACAGCAGAGATACTCATGGCAGGACATACGCATTATCCGGAGATACGGCACTTTGCGAGATGTACATACATCAATACCGGGAGCTTTTGTGCTGAGTCATGTTCTTATTGTATTATTGATGATTACGGAGATTTTGAATTGGTTTACGTTTAATTTTATGCCATATTTGGTAGCAAACACACCACCAATAGAGGTCTTTATAAGAAAAGAATTTCTTTATGATTTTAATTATGACGCCAATAAACAATTACTTGGCGAAGGAGAGTTTGAATCGGCGCATTGGATAACAACAAAGTCTATACCAAATCAAGCATTATATTTTGAATCGCTGATACACAATTATGGTGCGCTATATGATAAATTACCTTTACATGCTTATGTGTGGAAAACAGATGTAGATAAAAATAAATTGTATCCTTTAAATTGGTTGCAGCTTTGGGATTGTTTTTCATATAATATTGCCGTTATTAAAAAACAGAGATTGCGAAATGCAAGATGCGAAGTGGTAATGAAAGATAAGAGTAGAGCGCCTGGCTATTATTTGTTTACTATAGATTCATGTTCATCTGAGCCAAATGAATTGGACGTGTCTTGGGCCGAAACACCAAACGAACACAAATCATTTAATATCATAAAGTTAGACAATGGGCAGTTTGCGGCTCAACCCAATAATCGTATAATATGGAAGCACCAGTCGCAAACACCGTCTACCAGTTTAAAAATTCCATACTTTAACTTTTCAACAAAAACCTGGATATGCGAAAATCAGGACAGATGGACAGCCGCCAACGCTACCAAATTTAATTATGATGAATAACTTGCTATGCTTTTAATAGAAACATATTTAGCGCAATCTCCTGGTATGGGCCTTGGCTTATTTTCTAAAAACTTAGTTGCAAAAGGTACCATCATATGGAAATTTGCGGAAGGATTTGATATAAAAGTTGATAAGCAAAAATACAAATCTTTATCGGAAATCCAAAAGAAGTTTGTAAATAAATATTTTTGGGCAGAAGGAGATTATTTGTATTCTTCCTGTGACCATTCAGTTTTTCAAAATCATAGTAGTAATCCTAACTCTATAGCAACAGGCAAGAATGAAATGATAGCCGCTAAAGATATTTACCCCAATGAAGAAATAGTAGTAAGCTATGATACATTTGATGATGACTTTGACAATTATAAAGAAAGCTTAATTGAGGCTTATGAAGAAAATAAAAGGTCTCTTTTGTGAAATTATTACGAAAATACTATCATAAAGTCCTTTACATTTGCCTAAAAATATTGTATAATAAACTGTAATGAAAAACAAATATACAAAAGAAACTTTAAAAGCCGCGCTTCAAGTGGGTGCCCACGCCGTAACATTTACAAANAAGGACGGATCAGTTCGTGAAATGATTGCTACTTTGCATGCCTCTGATATCCCAAGTGAGCATACACCCAAAGGAACCGGTCTTATTAGTGATGCTGCTGATGCACCGCTGCGCGCATATGACATTGCCAATGATGGCTGGCGTAGTATCAATGTTAGCACGGTCACCAGCGTGATTCCATTCAATAACGGCTAATCATGAGTACACAATTTAAAGCAGGGCGCGTAATTGCGCCTGATTCCAAATGGACTGGTGAGGAACCAGATTGGCATGGATGGGAAAAGTGGGACACAGAAAAGTTCTATCGNACGCGTCAACGCGCACTGCAATTCTATAACTATTACCTTGACGCCGCAGCAATGAAGCCGATGGTATTAGCATGGATGAAGAAGGAAGGCTATTCTCAAACCGAGATTGCCGTAATTAAAGATGCCAACGCAAATGTATTGCCAACCACTGTGGGTAAACTTGTGCGTTGTCTTGAACGCGGCATGCCAAGTCTTCACCCTGAAGCGCACAGCTACTTTGCGGCACTCCCTGGGCATGAACATCCACCAACTCCTAAGGATGACCGCAGTACAGCCAAAGGTGAAATTAACAATGCTCTTGCAGTATTGAGCAATGTCAAGTATGTTGCTGCGCTGGAAAACGCTACGCCTAAAGCATATGCACCATCACCATTGGAACGTATCAAAACTAAAGTTGAAAAGGAAATTGTTGGTGCACTACTTGAGCCACTACTTGATGCATGGTGCGATACGCGTGCAGAGGTTGCAACTGTCAATCTTGTAAGTTACTTGCGCGATGGCAAGGTGCCAACTCAAGGGTGCAAGTTTATCCTTGAATGGCTAAATGCAGTGCATGCTGAATTTAATGGCGCTTACTCTAAAGAAGACCCACAACTCGTTGAAGGATATGACTATATTCCTAGAGCTGATCTTCGCAAGATTGTTAAGAACCTTGAAACCATGATTGGCGACGTCAATTCACATGCCAAAATTAAGGTGAGTATGCGCAAGCCGCGCACCAAAAAAGTTAAGGACGCAGGCAAACAGGTTGCACGTCTTAAGTATCAAACCAACAGCAGCGAATACAACATAGACAGCATTAGCCCATCGCGTATCCCTACGGCACAAAGACTCTATGTGTTTAATACCAAGACACGTCAACTGGGTGTTTACTGTGCAAAAGGCAGTGCAGGATTTGAAGTGAAAGGCACCAGCATCAAAGGCTATGACGAGAGCACAAGTTACACTGCAACATTGCGCAAACCTAAAGACTTGCTTAATGCAGTGTTGAGCAGCACGCCTAAAGTATTGGATAAAACACTTGACAACTCTAAGCTTAATAAAAAACCAGCAAACGGCCGGTTTAACGAACACACCATCTTACTTAAAGTAATTGAAAACAAACTATAATGACAACAGAAGAATTGCCTATTAAAGTATTGAGCAAACAGGAGTTTGCAATGCAAATTGAAAGGCGCGTCCAGCGCAAAGAAATGGGTTACCTGGAAGCCATTATTGACTATTGTGATGATCACGGGTTTGAGGCCGATGACATATACAAGTTGGTTGTTGGAAGCCTTAAGGAAAAACTTGAAGCTGAAGCACAGCGCAATAATCTATTACCCAAAACGTCAACAGGTGCATTTGTGTGATTTGTCTTTCCACCGAAACTGGCATTGCACCATTTGATGTATGGAGTATCTATACATCAATAAATTTGCATTTTAAAAAAGGTGGCAGCTATGACGCATTTAAGTTTAACTTTAAAGGCCCGCGCCTAAAGCGCGAAAGCTTTATGGCAAATCGCAACCGTTACTCTTTTGAAAAACTAGCGCGCACATATCCCAAAAAGAATGACTTGATTTGCTATTTTATGAGCAATGTAGTTGCGGGCAATGCATGGATCAACAACATGAATGACACAGCATACAATCAATGGCTTGCAAAGATTCAAGCGTTGGACTATAGCTTTAAGGCTGAAATGAGTGATGCTGCAGCTGTTGCAGAGCGCAATGGTTATTCATTTGACCAACTCTTTAATCCACGCGACAAAAGCGATGTACCCGCAATCTATAAACTATATCAAGCCGAAAGAGTAAGCCTTGAGTCACTGGCCATACTTGACAATCTGCTACACTATACCAAGAGTATAAATAAAAATCTTAGCGATCCGCTTGAAATATCGTCAGATATATCTCACCGCATCATTAAGTATAAACCTTTCCTACGCTCAGAAATGAATGTAGAAAAACACAAAAATATTGTAATTAATTTGTTTACAAGTGTAAGCAAATAGGTTATAATAATTACACAACGCAATACAACAACAACACACTGTAAAAAAAAATAATATGTCATTTGAAAAACTAAAACAAAATCGGTCAGACGCAATTAACAAACTTGTTAATGCTGCTGAAAAAGTCGGAGGAGCTACCAAAACTTATGGTGATGATCGCCTATGGTCGCCAGCCGTTGATAAAGCAGGCAATGGTTATGCCATCATTCGTTTCCTGCCAGCAAAAGAAGGCGATGACCTGCCATGGGCTCGCTTTTGGGACCATGGATTTAAAGGACCAACTGGTCGCTGGTATATTGAAAACAGCTTGACAAGCATTGGCCAAGCCGATCCTTGCAGCGAAATCAACAGCGTACTGTGGAACAGTGGCAATGAAAAGGATAAGGAAATTGCACGTGACCGCAAGCGTCGTTTGCATTATGTGTCAAACATTCTTGTGGTTAGCGATCCTGCAAATCCAGCAAATGAAGGTAAGGTTTTCCTCTATAAGTATGGAAAGAAAATCTTTGATAAGATTATGGATATTATGCAGCCTCAATTTCAAGATGAGACTCCGGTTAATCCATTTGATTTTTGGGCTGGTGCAAACTTCCGTTTAAAGATTCGCAACTTTGAAGGATACCGCAACTATGATAAGAGCGAATTTGACAAGACAAGTGAATTGTTTAATGGTGATGAAGCACAACTTGAGGAAACCTATGGCAAACTCTATAAGTTAAGCGACTTTACTGACCCGAGCAATTACAAGTCATATGCTGAATTAAAGCGCAAGCTTGTTGAAGTTCTTGGCGCAGAAGCTGCTGGCGCTAGTCACGAGAGTGAAAGTGTTGAAGCTCCATCACGTAGTGTTGTTGGTCGTACAGTTGAAGCGGCGGAACCACAGCGCACCGTGCAAAGCAGTTATGAAACAACTGTGCCGTCCTCAACAGTGTCTGATGACGACGATGACGACAGCCTTAGCTACTTTGCCAAGCTGGCACAAAGCTAATTGTTAAAACACAAATGCGCAAAGGCTTCTAACGCGGCCTTTGCGCATTTTCATATAAATATAGTGTATGACTGTTAAACCATACATCAAAGTATTTAGTATAGGCACCTGCAAAGATTGTGCAATCTATCATCAAACCGTGCATGATTTTTGCGATGAATACTCTGTTGAGTATGACATTATAGACGTTGATCGCGAAGAAAATTTGCATGAGATACTAGCACGCAAGCTGCTATATATACCATCAACACTTGTATTTAAAAACGGCACCCTGTTAAAGCAGGCTGGTGAGATATTAACAAAACAACAACTAACTCAACTTGTATATGGTATTTGAAGAAACTTCTTTTGATTTTGGTTTTACGGCTGTCCATGAAGATGAACTAAAAAGTGTACAGGATGCGGCTGAGTGCAGCGCACTGGCAGCAACAACGCAAACCAAATTGGACAAGCTTTATAAAGCAATACTTCCATTGCTAGACAATCTTAAAAAGAATCCTGAAAAGGACTATATCTTTTGGCCTAAACGTACGGACAAAATAAAATCATTTGAGGCAATGATTGAACAAATCTACAAAGCCTAGCCAGCATATACGTTTCCGCCAGCAACACACACTGAGGCTGTAAAAGTGTTGGCGTGGCTGTCAAGCAAGTCGCCGTTGCAGTGCACCGCGCGTCCATTTACAAACACCGTGGCACTGCCAATTTTAGCCTTTTCGCCACATACGGTGGCATCACCAACAGCTACTGCTTGATACCCACCTATGTATACAGTGTTGGCGTTGCTAGCATATGGCGAATTGGTATGAGGCGTGCCTCCGTCAACTGGCGTGTGTGTGCTAGCATAATCAGCTCCGCATCTTGCAATACTCTTACCCATAATTATACGCTTGCAAAACCCATTGCACTGCCAGTCATTATTGGATCGTATGAGCTGTTGGTATTGTTTACTGAGCTTTGTGTTGTATTGCTAATGTTGCCACCATAATTATTAACAATTACCGGTGATACTGATATATTACTACCGCTGCTCATCAGTTGGGCGCCAGTGGTATTTGCCGTATTTGTTATGGATGCCGTACCTGCTGCTGGTGTTAATGATGCCGCAGAATCCGGTGCGGGTGTTTTATATTTCCACCCAGAGGCCTCATAATCATTCCATGATTCATATCCCGCTTCTTTAGCTTTTGACGATTTTTCGCCATCGGTTAATGATTGGGCGCCAGTCATGGGTGTGCCGCCACTTGCCGCAGGCGCCGCCCCGCCAGCTTCTTTTCCAGCAGCCTTAAGGCCGGCATATTCATAAATGCTGTCAGGTATTGCTTTTGCAACCCAATGCATTGGATTAAACACGCTAGTGTCAGATTGTTTAGGCAACACACTCGCTAATACACTTTTTGCAAACCCTTCAGCGAGATTGCCAATGCCACTTAATGCGCTGCTAGTCATAGCTTCCATTTGAGCACCAAGATTGGTAATTAATTGCGGTAGCTTCATTATCCAATCAATGAAGCCATCAATTGCTTCGCCTACAGCATCAAATACAGTTTTGTATATATCAGCAAAAGAAAAGCTATCTAAATATTTGCTTATGGTGTCAAAGCCAAATAGTGCGGCCATCCAAGAAACCGCTCCTTTGACCGTATCAAGAATTCCTCCATAAAAACCTGACCATATGCCAGTTACCGAAAAATTTTCAAACAGTCTAGATATGTTTTCCCATGAAAACATATTGGTAATCCAATTCAAAATCTTTGCATGTAAAGCAAAAACCATTTCTAAACCTTTATTGATAGAGTCAGTAAACGAAAAATTATCCAAAGCATTTGCAATGTCAAATGCGCCAAGCATAGTAGCAATCCATGATACTCCTCCTTTTAACGTATCCAGCATACCACCAACAAAAGTTGCCCATATGCCAGCCACGTTAAAATTTTCAAAGGCTTTGGAGAATTTTTCAAACGAAAAGATTGATTTAAACCAGTCAAATGCGTATATGACTGTATCAAAGATTGCATCTACACCATCTTTAAGTAGTTGCGAAAAGGAGAAGCTGTCAAGCAACTTTGAAAAATTTTCAAAGCCTAACTTATTAGCAATCCACGAAACTATATCTTTTACCAAATCAACAAGACCTCCAACAAGACCAATTAACAATCCACTAATTGCTCCTTTGATTGCGCCAAGAACGCCGCTTTCTTTATATCCTTCAAATGCGCCCATTACCGTTTCATATATTGCAGTAATTAAAACCAATGGTTTGGCAAGAGCTTTAAGCAAGCCAAACACAGCTGGCAATACACGAGCTATTGCTTTACCTATTGAAACTCCGGTTTTAAATCCTCGAGCAAATACTCCAAATATATTGCCTACCGTTGTAAAAAATTTTGCAATATTTGGAAACACCTTGGCCACACGCGTACCTATGGTGACACCTTCCTCAGCCGCGCCAAACAGTGGACGAATTATATCGCTTACAGCGCGCAATGCACCAGTGAATCTAGCCCATGCTGCGGTTATTTGAGATATTGTATTTGTTACAGATTTGACAAGTGCAGATTCCATGGCTAAACCAACTAAACCTTCACCAATAAGTTTTACACCAGTAAATAATAAAGATAGTATAGTGCGTATGCTATTAAATCCTTTAATTATAGCCGTTCCTATTTTGGTATTGGCCAAAAACTTAGAGGCTGCCGTAGCAATGCGTGAAATGTATTGCCCAAAACCTTTTAAAATGTTGCCTATTTTAGAGACACCCAAACTTATATTTTTATATATTTTGGGGTCTCTAATTAGAGCTGCAAACATAGTTGCGGTTTCAGTAACAAATCCTACAACGGCGCCAGCAATTAAACTGGCCGCAAAAGCAAGAATGCCGCCAAGGCCGCTTTCGCTATTTTTTTTATCTTTCTTTGGTTTTGCTTTAGGCTTTATATCTTCCTTATCACGCCCACGCAATGCAGCAAGAAGATCTTTACGGTTTTCTTCTTGCTGCATATCATTGCTGGTAAAAAATTCTAACAACTCTTTATTGGTGCGGCTGATATCGGATACCATACGGCGCAAACTGGTGACAACAGATAACAACTGCCCACCATTGTCAACACGCTCACCTTCGGCCTGTGAATCAATCAAAAGACTGCGAACAAGCAATTTATTGTTGTCGTCTATGGTATCGGACAACACGCGATGCGAAAGGTTTAAACTTTTAAGCTGTGCGATTACTTCTGCTAATTGACTGGTTTCAGTATTGGCCATTGTTTTAGTTGCTATTTTTGCGCTTTTGTTCTTCTTCTTTAAGATGTGAAACAAGCATTGAAATGTATATTTCCCTCTCCCATGGTATCATCATATCCAATTCGCTCAATGAGTATTTGTGGTGCTGCATTAGTGCAAAGTTAGTTTGGAAATAATTAACCAGTGATTCATGCGAGAGGGCTAATCGAAAAAAGATTGTGTGCCAGACAGTTCCAATGTGTTGTCATGGCCGCAGCCTTTGCATTTAAATTTTACAGTTTCTTTAAGCGATGGGACGGCCGCAATAAATGCTTCAATCTTTTGCATTTGTGAGCGATTAAGGCTGTTGATGAAAACAATCAATTCAGCCTTGGATGAATTTTCACTTGGGTATACTTTATCAGCATCAAAGATACTTTCAATACTTGCAATAACAACTTCATTGATAAGATCGCTTTGGCTCTTTTTGTCATCGGTTAGCGCTCCCATATCTTTAACGCGAATGTAACGCATATTGACGCCAACACTATCGGTTATCATAATTGTCTTGGATACGCTGTCATCAAATTTTACAACCACTTCATCAAGGTTAATATCAACTGGGTTTGGCACTTCACAAGCGCTGCACTTGATGTTGACACTGCTAATTTCTCCAACGCTTTTGCTGCGAAGTTTTAAGAAAATATATTCAAGGTCAAACGATGTTAACACATTAACATCGACTTTTTCAAATGTACATGCACGAATAATATCTTTCATTGCATTTAACATTTCACGCGACTCTTGTGACTCTTGCGCCATAAGCAAGATCTTTTCTTCTTTTACAAGAAAAGGACGATATTCAATAGCCTTCTTTGTGGAAGGAATTTCAACAGTATACTTTGGGGATTCTAGGATTGGTAATGCCATAATTTAATTTATAATATAATTTTAAGGTAGTTTTTGTGATGACCAGGTGTTGTATGTAAACACCACCGTTAACTTTTGAACACTATTTTCTGATGAGTTGTCCAATTCAATAGAGTTAACACCAACTGGCCATGCATATGGCAGAGTAACTTGATACACCGGTTGATCGGCTTCATTCAACTGCTGCAACAAAATGGTCTTTGCAAAAGTATTTGTATAATTAGCGAAGTATGTGTCAGGATTTATTATTTTTAGCAGCCATTTGTCAAAAAGATTTTTAACATAATAGTCGTTTGTCAAATAAAATACACAAGTAACATCCTCATCAGTATAGCCAGTGGGAATTTTGTTTTCGTTGCGCCACACTGAAAAGTCCGTGGTTACTATTTGCCGTCCGGGCAGTGTACAACTCTCACAGAGCAAAGACAGGTCTTTGCCATCTTCGCCATCAATTGGGTTTGATATTATAACACGAAACCGATTGTCACGCGACAATCCTGCATGACGTTTGATGGTGCTTTGCAGGTCTTGAATTGATGTTGATGGCATGGTTAAAATTGTTTAAGAGATTCTTTCCATACACTGGTCTTATCGGCGCCAACAAATTGCCATGTTGGTAAGCATACCGCAATCTCCCAATCTGTGGATGGCACTTCAACAGGCACACTTTGCAGGTGTGAAAACAGGTAATGTTTAAAGCACGGCGCAAAGTATTTAAGACTGCTTGCAGCGCTCAACATATTGTATGTTAACTTAAACTTGGTGCTTTGATCATACTTATTGTTGTTGGCAAATGATAGCAACTTGTCAAAAAATATTGCACGCAAACGATTGGGTAGGTAATGCAGGTTAAGACCGTAAAAACCGCCTTTGGCTTTGCCTACCATAATCACTAGCGGAAAGCGGTCATAGTATGGCAATTGTTCTTTGCCTTTTGGGTCATAAAAAAACATAAACATGCGCCCAGGCAATGGGCGTGGCGCACTGTGTAGAGCCTGGTCTTTAAGCAACTTTCGGCGATTAATATTGCTTAGCGTCTTTAGCTTGTCAAAGAACCACGCTCGAGACGCATCTGTGCGCGCAGCTATACCACTCGCTGATAACTTATCATGATACTTTTCAAAAGTAAAGCTGGTTCCTGGAGTGTTGATGGCCATATACTCAGGTATATTTATATGGCTTAGCCTTTAAGCAATAAGCGTAT